ACTTGGTCTTGGTGAAGAAGAAGGAACATTTGCAGATATAGTTAGCAAATTAACTAAGAAAAGAGGAATGAAATTTACATTAATAAATGTAGAAGAAGCTTATATAGCAAACGCCGATGTAGATTTAGGTTCTGTTCTTTTCCATAATTACGATGGGGAAGATGGAGAGATAGAAATATCTAGAGAAAATTCTATTGTATTTGTAAGAGCAGGTGCTATACAAACTTTAACTTCTCAAGCATTAGTATCTACATTAGGAACCTATGGATTCTTTATGGTAAATGATTTAGAATCTATGATGTTATGTGATAACAAAATGTCAAATGTAATTGCATTGGACCGTAATAATATACCTACACCTAAATCTTCTGTAATAACAAATGTTAAATCTATAGAAAGCGCACACAAAAAAATAGGAAATAAATTTCCAGTAGTTATAAAAACACTAACTGGTACACAAGGTATTGGTGTTGCTATAGCAGAAAGCCAGCAATCTTTAGTTTCTGTTTGTCAAGCATTATGGAAATATGATGCACAATTACTAATCCAAGAATACTTACCTATAAAATCAGATATAAGAACATTAGTTGTAAATGGTAAGATATTAGGATCGGCAGAACGTATTAAACAAGATAATAAAGAATTTAGAAATAATGTTCATCTAGGTGCTAAAACTATCCCATATAAACTATCAGATGAAGAAAAAGAACTTGTTAAGCAGTCCGCACGTGCGACTGGCGCACTATATTGTGGTGTTGACCACTGTAAAGTTGCAAATAATTTTTATGTACTAGAGATAAATGGTTCACCGGGTATTCGTTCCCACTTTAACGGATATGATTTAGAAGATGAAAAATCTTTAGGAAAAATTAGTGATGCACAGATATTAGAAAATATTATAGATTACTTTACACATGAATTACATAGAAAACCATTATATAGAACAGAAAGTGGTTATATAGAAAGAGTGTCAATAGAAGGATTACAAAACCCAATACGTGCTAAATTTGATACAGGAAACGGAACAAATGCTTCTATGCTACATGTAGATAAATTAAAAATAGATGGTGATACTGCAATTTGGGAAAAGAATGGACAACAATTTAAATCTGAAATAACAGATGTTTCAATTGCTAGAAGATTACCAACTATTCAAGAGAAAAGACCCGTTATTGAAATGACGGTTAATTTTAATAATAAAGCATATCCAAATACAAGAATCGCTTTAACTACAACTGATTCTGCTTCGGAAATGTTAGTAAATAGAGAGTTAATGGCTACATTTAAGATCGCAGTTAACCCAAATAGAAGGTTTATATTGTCCGATCACGTTGGTAAAGAAGACGATACCGACACTTAGAAACATAGAAATCATAAATAAAAGTATTGAATATAACCGTATTATGTAACTTATAAACTAACTCACAACAACAAATGAGAGGATAAAGCGATGGCATTTCAAGTATCACCAGGCGTCCAGGTAAAAGAAATAGACGCAACGAATGTAATCCCAGCAGTTTCTACCAGCATTGGTGGATTTGCAGGTTCATTCAACTGGGGTCCAGCAGGCCAAATTATAACAGTAGGTTCTGAATCAGAACTTGCTGAAAGATTTGGTACTCCAGATGACAATACAGCGAAATATTTTCTTACAGCAGCGGCATTCCTAAAATATGGTAACGCGCTGAAAGTTGTACGTGCAGTCACAGGTCATGATAATGCGACCGCGGACGGTACTGGACAACTTATTAAGAATGAAGATGATTATGATGATAACTACTCAAATGGTTCGTTAAATAAGGGTTTATGGGTAGCTAAGTACCCAGGTTCATTAGGAAATAGCTTAAAAGTTTCTATGATTTCGCAAGGAATCAGTAGCTTTTCAGCATGGCCTTTTGCAGGAGAATTCGATGGAGCTCCTGGTACATCTGATTACGCAGTTAACTTAGGTAAAGCCAATTATAACGACGAACTACACGTAGCAGTTATAGACGAAGACGGATTATGGACAGGTACAGCTGGTACGGTCCTAGAAACATTCGCCTTTGTATCTCAAGCGGCTGATGCGAAGAAGACTGATGGAACTACTAACTATTATAAAGATGTGATTAATGCACAATCTGAATATATTTGGTGGGCCGATCACGATTCTACAAATCTAACAAACGCTGGAGAAACACTCACATCCAGAAGCTCAGCATTTGACACCCACGCATCAGCTATTGACCATAGCTTAGCAGGGGGTTCAGACGATAACACACCAACTGCAGGAGAAATAGCTCTTGCATACGATCTTTTCGAAGATGCAGAAACTGTTGATGTTAACTTATTGTTTGCATGTCCAGATGCTAACGGACAAGAAACAATTGCAGAAGACTTAATCTCTATTGCAGAAGCAAGAAAAGATTTAGTTGCATTTGTATCACCTCCGATAGAAGACACAGTAGGAAGTTCTACACCAGCAGCAGATGTTATGACATTTGCAAATGGTTTAACTAGTTCTTCATACGCAGTCTGTGATTCATCCGCACTATACGTATATGACAAATACAACGATGTATTTAGATATATTGGTGCAGCTGGTCACGTAGCGGGCTTATGTGCTAATACTGATAGAGTGGCAGATGCATGGTTCTCACCAGCAGGTGTTAACCGAGGCCAACTATTAGGCGCAACAAAATTAGCTTTCAATCCTAAAAAAGCAGATAGAGATACATTATATAAAGGACGTGTTAATCCTTTAGTATCTTTCCCTGGAGAAGGTATGATGTTATTTGGAGATAAAACTCTACTTAGCAGACCTTCCGCTTTTGATAGGATTAACGTCAGAAGGTTATTCATTGTATTAGAAAAAGCTATAGCAACAGCTGCTAAAGCACAACTTTTCGAATTCAACGATGAATTTACAAGAGCTCAATTTAGAAACTTAGTTGAGCCATTCTTAAGAGACGTTAAAGGGCGTAGAGGTATTACAGATTTCCAAGTAATTTGTGACACAACTAATAACACAGGTCAAGTAATAGATTCAAATAGATTCGTAGCAGACATATTCATTAAGCCTGCAAGGTCTATTAACTTTATTACTTTGAACTTCATTGCAACAAGGACCGGAGTGGAATTCTCCGAGATCGCAGGAGTATAGGGGGTAAAACATGGCAATTTTAGGAGTAGATGATTTTAAATCTAAACTAGTTGGCGGTGGTGCGCGTGGAAACTTATTCAAGTGTACTGTTAACTTCCCAGGATACGCGGGAGGAGACGTTGAACTTACATCATTTATGTGTAAGGCAGGTTCTTTCCCAGCATCGATTGTAGCACCTGTAGAAGTTCCGTTCAGAGGAAGAAAACTTCAGATAGCTGGAGATAGGTCTTTTGAACCATGGACTATTACAGTTATCAACGATGTCGGTTTCGAAGTTAGAGACGCTTTCGAAAGATGGAGTAATGGTATTAATGGTCACAACTCTAACAGTGGGCTAAGTAACCCTACAGATTATCAAGCTGACGGTGTTATCGAACAACTTGATAAAGAAGGAAACGTAACCAAGAGTATTGATATTCGAGGAATGTGGCCTTCTAACATTTCAGCAATTGAGGTTGCCTATGACCAGGAAAACACAATTGAAGAATTCACTGTAGAGCTACAAATGCAATACTGGGAGTCAAATACCACTAGCTAAAACTAGGATAAATATATTAGAGGGGGAAAGAAATTTCCCCCGATAATATTAAGGATAAATAATAATATGGCAGAATTTTTCGGATTCGAAATAAACAGAAAGGGACAGGAAAAAGAAAAACCTAAAGTTTCTTTCGTACCAAATACGGATGAAGATGGCGCTGGTGTAATAACCACAGGCGGTCATTTTGGTGCTTATTTAGATTTAGACGGAGACAAAGCAAAAAGTGAAGTTGACCTAATTATGAAATATCGTGATATTGCTGCACAACCAGAGTGTGACGCAGCAGTAGAAGATATTGTAAATGAAGCAATCGTTGGAGACCATAACGATGTTCCAATCGATATAGTCTTAGATAAAGTAGAAGCTTCAGATAAAATTAAAAAAATGATGAAAGCCGAGTTTGATAAAATAATATCACTGATGGGCTTTAACGCATATTCCCACGATATATTTAGAAAATGGTATATCGATGGAAGATTACCTTATCACATTATTGTAAAAGAAGGTAATGAAAAACAAGGAATACAAGAATTAAGATATATCGATCCAACTAAATTACGTAAAGTAAAAGAGATTGAAGAAGAGGAAGACCCAAAGACTGGTGCTAAACTTATTAAGAAACAAAAAGAATTTTTTATTTTCCAAGATAACGCATTAGGAAAATATAACCAAGGTTTAAAAATTAATCCAGATGCTATAGCATACGGAACATCTGGTGTATTAGATTCTTCACGTAAAAGAATACTTTCTTATTTGCACAAAGCAATTAAGCCAGTTAACCAATTACGTATGATGGAAGATTCTGTTGTTATATACAGAATATCTAGAGCACCAGAACGTAGAATATTTTATATTGATGTTGGTAATTTACCAAAAGGTAAAGCAGAAGAATACTTACGTGGTATTATGAATCAATATAGAAACAAATTAGTTTACGATGCTAAGACTGGTGATATAAAAGACGATAAAAAACACATGAGTATGTTAGAAGATTTCTTCTTACCAAGACGTGAAGGTGGAAGAGGTACAGAAATATCTACATTACCAGGTGGAGAGAATTTAGGACAAATAGATGATATAATCTATTTCCAAAAGAAATTATATAGAGCGTTAAACGTTCCTATTAATAGACTAGAACAAGAAGCACAATTTAGTTTAGGTAGAGCTTCTGAAATAACAAGAGATGAAGTTAAATTTAAAAAGTTTATTGATAGATTAAGAAAAAGATTCTCAGACATTTTTATACAATTGTTAAAAACACAACTATTGTTAAAGAATGTTATAACAGCCGAAGAATGGAACGAATGGAAAGAATCTATACAATTCGACTATATTGAGGATAACTATTTCAGTGAATTAAAAGAAGCTGAAATATATAGGGAAAGATTTGATATGTTAGGATCGTTAGACGAGCATATTGGCCGATTTATATCAAATGAATGGGTGAAAAAGAATATTCTTAGGTTTAACGATGATGATATTGAAGCTATTAACAAGCAAATCGAGGATGAAGAAAGAGGTGGTGAAAACGATATGCCAGATCCAGACGATCCTAGGTTCGGTTAAGACTTAAAAAATTATAAATAAATACAGACGAGGAAAATTGAGATGAGTGAAACTATAAAAGACATTATTGATAGATTAAGAAATGGTGATAATGTAAACGCAGAAAAAGCATTTAACACAGCAATGGCTGGAAAAATGAATGATGCTTTAGACGCTAAAAAAGTAGAATTAGCTTCTAGTATGGTACAAAGAAAGGTCGAAGAACCTGTTGAAGAAGTACCTGGTACTGGTATGGAGAATGACGAAGAGCAGGAACTAGCACCAGCAGAAGCAGAAGACGAATAGGACAACTATGAAACTTATAGCAGAATACAACGATAGTGATATAACAACTTATATTACTGAAGATAAAAAAGGTAATAAATCGCACGTTATCGAAGGTGTATTCATGCAGGCCGATGCCAAGAATAGGAACGGCAGAATATATGAGAAAAAGATTTTAGAAGCTGCTGTTAACAAATATGTTAAAGAGCAGGTTTCTACCGGAAGAGCAGTTGGTGAGTTAAATCACCCGGAAGGTCCAACTGTTAATCTGGATAAGGTATCTCACAAGATTACAGACCTCAAATGGGAGGGAAGTAATGTTGTAGGAAAAGCATCAATTCTTAAAACCCCTATGGGACAAATCGTAGAAGGTTTGCTCGAAGGTGGAGTTAAGCTTGGTGTATCAAGTCGTGGAATGGGAAGCCTTGTGCAAAAGAACGGTACTAACTATGTCGGTAAAGACTTTATGTTAGCCACCGTAGATATTGTTCAAGACCCATCTGCTCCCGAAGCTTTCGTAAATGGAATCATGGAAGGAGTAGAATGGGTATGGGACAATGGAATATTAAAAGCACAAGACATTGAAATAATTGAGACTGAAATAAAAACAGCAAAGAATACCACATCTTCGGATGTAGAGATTCGAGCATTTAAAAATTTCCTCTCGAAACTTGTAAACTCTAAAAAATAATAGGAGAACGACATGTCAGAAGACGTTAAAAACTTAGACGCTGAAGACATTCAAGAGCAAGCTTCCGAAGAAGTACTTAACGATGAAGAACAAGTAGTCGAGGGTACTGAAGAGGAAGTTGTTGAAGAAACACAATCAGAAGAGTCTGTTGAAGACTTGGAAGAAGCTAAAGTGAAAAAGGAAATGGACCACGAAGAAGAGTCCGTACAACCTAAAGCGGTTGATATTCCTAAAACTAAAGCTGGTGTAATTCAAGCTGCTGTTGATATGTTAAAATCAGCAAGAAAAGAGGACGCGCAAAAGCTTTTCGCTAAGATGACTAAGATAGATGAAGTCGACGAAGACAACGATGCTGAAGTAGCTGAATTTGATAAAGCCATGAAGGGTTCTTTACCTAAAAAGAACGAACTTAAGGCAAAGGCTAAAGTAGAAGCAGTTGATTTCGACGAAGATCTTGACACAATCATCTCAGAAGAGGCTACTCTTTCAGATGGATTCCGTGATAAAGCATCAACTATATTCGAAGCAGTGCTAACTAGCAAACTTGCAGAAGAAGTTGAACGTTTAGAAGCAGAATATGCGCAAAACTTGGAAGAAGAAGTTTCCGACATCGATGCTCAACTAGTAGAGAAAGTAGATTCTTACTTAAACTACGTTGTTGAAAACTGGATGAAAGAAAATGAAGTAGCAGTTAATCAAGGTCTTAAAACCGAGATTGCTGAAGACTTTATGACTTCCTTACAAGCAGTGTTCAAAGAACATTATATCGAGGTTCCAGAAGGTAAAGAAGACTTAATCGACGATTTAGCCGATCAAGTTGCTGAACTAGAAGAATCTTTAAATAAATCCACAGAAGAAAATATTTCTTTACACGGCAAAGTCTCTTCTTTCGAGAAAGACGAAGTTGTTAGAAATGCTTCTTCAGGGCTTGCAGAAACAGAAGCTGAGAAATTAGCTAAACTTTGCGAAGATGTAGAGTTTGATAACAAAGAAACTTTTGAACAAAAAGTTGAAACTATCAAACAATCATACTTCAAAGGTGAAGTTAGTGAATCAGTTGATGAAGTAAACAGCATAGCAGGCGAAGACGAAGCTCCGGCTGAAGAACTTAACGATGTTATGTCTAGATACACTCAGGCTATAACAAAATTTAACAAATAGTAATCTATAGGGGAAACAAATGTTTAACGCAGATTCACAATTAATCGAAAAATGGTCCCCAGTACTAGACCACGAGAGTGCTCCTAGTATTGATGATCGCTACAGAAAAGCTGTTACAGCTAGACTGTTAGAAAACCAAGAGGTTGCTCTTAAAGAAGAGTCAGCACAAGCTCAAGGAAATTTCATTTCCGAGGCAGCTGCTGCTAACAATATTGGTTCAGGATCAGCTCCAAATAACATTGGAACTTTCGACCCAGTATTAATCTCTTTAGTAAGGAGAGCAATGCCAAACTTGATTGCTTATGATATTGCCGGTGTTCAGCCAATGACTGGACCAACTGGACTTATCTTTGCAATGAAGTCAAAATACAGTTCACAGAGTGGAACAGAAGCTTTATACAACGAAGCTGACACAGACTTCTCTGGTACTGGTACTCATCAAGCTGACCCAACTGGGTTATCCGGCGTAACTGACGCTGACACTGATGCAACAATCGCTGACGAATCTGACACAGTCTCCACATTCGGTTCTGGTTTATCCACAGCCGCTGCGGAAAGATTAGGTGTCGGAGAATCAGGAGATGGTTCATTCGGTGAAATGGCTTTCACAATCGAGAAAGCTACAGTCACAGCGAAATCAAGAGCGCTAAAAGCTGAGTACACAATGGAACTAGCACAAGACCTTAAAGCTGTTCACGGTTTAGACGCAGAAGGTGAATTAGCTAATATCCTATCTGCTGAGATCCTAGCGGAAATCAACAGAGAAGTTATTAGAAGTATTCTAAAAACTGCTAAAATCGGTGCACTACAATCTTCAACTGCAGTATCAGGTATATTTGATGTTGCTACTGACTCAGATGGTAGATGGATGGTTGAGAAATTCAAAGGTCTAATTATGCAACTCGAAAGAGAAGCTAATGTTATCGCTAAAGAAACAAGAAGAGGAAAAGGTAACTTTGTACTTTGTTCTTCAGACGTTGCTTCAGCTTTAGCAGCTGCTGGTCTATTAGACTACACTCCAGCTTTATCAGCTAACTTGAATGTTGATGACACTGGTAACACTTTCGCAGGTGTGCTTAACGGTAGAATGAAGGTCTACATTGACCCATATTCAACTGTTGACTTTGCTTGTGTTGGTTACAGAGGTTCAAACCCATACGACGCAGGACTATTCTATTGTCCATACGTTCCTTTAACTATGGTTAAAGCAGTTGGTGAGAACGACTTCCAACCAAGAATGGGATTCAAAACAAGGTACGGCATGATCGCTAACCCTTACGTTGCAATCGATGGTACAATCGGTTCCGACAGAAGTAACCAATACTTCAGAATCTTCAGAGTTGATGACATTATGGTGTAAACCGTTTTTCAAAACAACTTAAGAAAAGGGGCACTTCGGTGCCTCTTTTTTTATGTTTATGATTTTAAGTCGTATAAATAGTAGTATGATAGAAACAACAGTAATGTTGTTGATACCATTATCGCTTGTCGGTTGGTATCTTTTGTTATCGGATCCAACAGACACGAGGTCTATTTGGAAAAGATTTCATAGTATAATGAAATCAAGTAGACTTAATAAAGTTATTAAAAATTTTTTATAGATGGCATTAACAACAAATAAAAACTTTTTAAGCCCGGTAGGGTTTAATTTTAAAATAGATAACACGAGTTTTCCTAATTTGGAATACTTTTGTACAGCAGTGACATTACCCGGGATAAGCCTGGGTGATGTCCCAATACCATATAAAGGAGTTAATCTTGCATTTACCGGGGATCGAATGGGATTCGAAGATCTTGCAGTAAGATTTAATGTGACCGAAAATATGGAAAACTATATAGAAACCTTTCAATGGTTATCTAATAGTGCACAAAAAAGTGATGCAGATAAAAACTATAAGTTTGATGCTGTATTACAAATAATGTCATCACATAATAATGTTAATAAAGAGATAGCATTCTCGGGGGTATTTCCAATATCCCTAAGTGCTGTCGAATTCAACGCACAAAATACGGATATAGAATACGTACAAGCAGACCTAGTATTAAAATACACATCATTTGAATTTAGATAGGGGTTTACTTTTTCCCTAAAATATGGTATAATATGTAGTTATGAATTTAGAAAATGTATTAGAAATGTGGAAGAAAGATAATGTTATTGATGAAATGGCATTAGATGAATCTTCCAGAGAAACAGCAAAACTTCATTCGAAGTATTTAGAATTATATAGCACTAGTAAATTAAGACTAAAACAATTAGAACTAGAATTTAAAGTATTGTTAAAAGATAAATTTAACCACTATAATGGTAAATTAAGCCAAGAAGAGTTAGATGAAAAGGGTTGGAACTACGACCCATTAAATGGTTTAACAGTACTGAAATCAGATATGGATAAATATTATGACTCCGATCCTATCATACAAGAACATCAGAAAAAGATAGCATACCAAGAAGAACTATGTAATACTTTAAAAGAGATATTAGATAGTATTAAATGGCGCCACCAAACTATAAAGAATATGATAGAGTGGAGAAAATTTACCAGTGGAATTTAAATTTAATGATTACCGATATTCCCGAATCGGTAAACAGTATTATCCTATTGTAAAAGAAGCATTAGAAGAATTAGGGCATACTGAATGGGAAGAACCTTATTATGAGGCTAAAACAGATAGTGCTCCTGAAATCCACTCTTATCCAGACTTATACATCTATAATCATTGTCACCAACAAGAGATTAAAACAGATAACAATCTTATTATAAAACCTACCGGACCAACATCTAAACATTTTGCAATTGATACTATTGGATATGCAAATAGTTCTTCTTTAGCATTTGATAAGCCTATTGAAATAGATATGCGTGAATATGATATTAATCATGATATACAAATCCATAATTGGATAGAAGAAAGAGCAAATAAGTGGGATGATTCTATATTATTAAAATGGAAAAAAAGTAAAAAGGAAATACCATCAGACCATGTTTTAATTATATGTCAACAGCCAAAAGATGAAACTGTACATGGATTTGGGTTTGGAAATCATTGGGAAAAGGTATGCCAGATTGTAGAAAATGTATCTAAGAAAACAAGGTTTCCAATTGTAGTTAAATTACATCCTAGTCAAAAAGGTAAACTACAACAAATAAAAGATTGGGAAGAAAAAGGAATATATGTTATATCAGGATATATTAGTATTCACGAAGTATTACCAAAAACAAGAGTTGCCATCCTAGAGAATAGTACAGCAGGAATAGAATGCCTAATGCATGATGTTCCAATTATATCTTATGGTTTTCCAGAATATCATTGGGCGACTAAACAATTACAATCTTTAACGCAATTAGAAGATTTAGTTTATGATTTATCCTGGCATAACCCAATAGACGCAAGAAGGTTTATGAATTGGTACATATTTGATTATCTTTGTACTGATATAAATAGTACTGTGAATAGATTAAAACAACTTATATAATGGACCAAATAAAGATAGTCAAAAAGAACCACGCGTTCATGTACATCGAAACCGATCCCAGCATTGAAATGGAATTAACAGAACATTTCTGTTTCTTTGTTCCTGGATATAAATTTATGCCAGCATATCGCAATAAATATTGGGATGGTAAAATTCGCCTGTTTGATTCACGTAAAAAAACTTTATACATTGGTTTGTATAAGTACCTAAAACAATTTGCCTTAGAACGCGAATACGAGTGTATAAGCACTACTTCTAAGAGGTATGGTAGCTTAGAACCAGAAAAAGATTTAAATTATATTCCAAAAGAATGGTTAGATAATTTAAATTTAACATCAAACCAAGTACCTATTCAACCACGAGACTATCAGTTAAACGCGTTAGGACACTCGCTAACAAACAAAAATTCACTCTTACTATCTCCAACTGCATCTGGTAAATCTTTAATTATTTACTTAGCTTCTAGATGGTATATCGATAACGAACCAAGTAAAAAGATATTAATAATCGTTCCTACTATTTCTTTAGTAGAACAAATGTATTCTGACTTTGACGATTATAGCCAAAAAGATAATTCTTTTCAAATAGATGAATGGGCAAATAAAATACATGGTGGTGTACCGAAAGGTCCAATGATGGAAAGAATAGTTATATCTACA